AGTGCTTGTGTTGGTTCGTAAAGAATTTTAGCTGGTGATGACTCATCAATTAGCTGATAAAACTCACCGAACAATTCATTACCTGCCACATGGAAAGTATCATAAAGAATATCTTTATATTGATCCAGCGTAGCAGCAACTTTTATCTGATACGAATAATCTTGGTAAAAATAACTGTCTTGGATATATTTATCAGAACTAATGAAACCTCTGGTAGATTGCCAATAACCTTCTTGTTTACCAACGCCAGATTTTACAACTCTACCCGTAACAGTGCTGTAATTATTAAACTCAACAACAGACGTTGTTAAAACAGCTCCAACGCCTGTATTTGAACGAACTGAAAGATTTGGTACTGAAGTATAGCCAGAACCGCTACCATTTGAATAGCTAACAGAAGTGATACCACCAGAAGTGTTTGTTGTAACATAAGCACTTACTTGAGTTGAAACACCACCACCAGTGAAAATAACTGTATCGTTATTTGTATAGTTGCTACCACCATTTACAATTGTTATTGGTGCTAATCCGCCTGTAAGATATGCGTAAACGAATTCGTTATCGATATAACCTTTACCAGAATTAATCGCAACAGCATTCGCTATGATAGTACTGTTAGCGGATGGAACAGCCTGAATGTTCTCGTTTTCACCATCGATTGAATTATTCGCATTTACCATTGTTGGTTCATACAAAGCAAAGTTTGATGGTAATATTACTGGAGCTGTTTTATAAATTGCTGAAGCAGTAGAACTGTGCGTAGGTGGTCCAAAAAGAGTTATCTGTGTATTGCTATCAACAGATCTAATAATTTGATGTTCTATTGTTGAGCTGCTAGATGAATTAGCCTGTAAGCTGATTACATCACCAGCGCTGAAATATGATGGGAATCCATTAGCACCTGTTACAGAATCAGTATAAGAACCACTCAATGTTACTGTATTTGAAGATGTTGAATATGATATTGTTCCAGGTAAATGATTTACTGAAACCTGAGAAGAACGAACAAATACGTTTGCAGCCTGTGTATATTTAAGACCAGTTTGTATATTGGTTAAAGAAGAAATTGTACCAAATACTTGATTTGTAAAATTCAAAGCTGTTGCAATTGTAGAATTAGCATTTGCACTGGAATTTGCTGGAAAATTATAAGCCGAGCCAGTTGATGTATTACCGATTGTTACATTGGCATAATCGACAATAAGGTCGGTATTATATTGAATTGATTTATTATAGGATAAGCTACCGATAGAGAAAGATGCACCAGAACCAGTTGTATCTAATAAACCTCTATAAAGATAAACATCTGCGTTTGCAGTATACCCAAAACCACCACCAATAATATCAAAAGATAACTGACCATTACCTCTCGAGATACCAGTAACACGGAGCTTACCTTCAACACCATTAGAAATAACAGAATTGTTTGATAAACTACGATGAGCAATTTTGATAATGTCACCAACAGCAAATCCTTGACCACCATTGATAATTTGTAAATGATCAAGAGAGCCAAGAATAGTTGGTGCTGCTATCACTGCAGCGCTGTTTGATAATTGTCCTTTTGTGACAATTTTTTCGCCTTCAGCAAAAGAGCCGCCTTTGGGTAATATATTTGACAAATAAAGAGTAGCGATAATGTTTTGATTGATTGGTTCTGTTATATAACTTTCAATAATAGCTGTCGTATTTGATGTGGCACCAACAACAGTTTGACCAACGTAGCTTCCCAAATTTGGAACATTGGTTACTTCAACGTATTTTGGTTGAACCCATGTACCATCAGATGGCTTTAAGATATCCTCACCTGGAAGATATATCTCAACGTCTTGATTGTATATGAGTTTGAATAGAAGTTTATAACAACCGATAGAACCTTTTGAACGATAAACATCTAAAATATGTTTTAAAAGGAATCGTTTGTTAATAATAACGTTGAACGGAATACCATAAAGATATTTCGTTTGAAAATGCTCGAGAAAAGCTGTAAGCGTATTATCAATATCTCTAAGATCAAACAGACTGCGAGCCTGTTGAATAGCTTGACCTTCAGATTCTAACCATTCGTAATAAGCCTGAACAAACAATACGAAGTTTGGACCCTCAGAAAGATAAAACTGAGGGAACTGGCTTTCTACAAAATTCGATATTGTCTTTTCAATATTAAACTGCATTTAATTACTTTTGAGTAGGAATTACGCTAACTGTGACGTCAGCAAGATCAATTAAAAGGATTTTATCTCGATTGACAAGAATATCTTTCGTAGCTGGTTCCATATAGATCGAGATATATTGATCATAATATGATGTTTGGAAATTAGAAATTGTCAACACACCTGTTGTATAATCAACTGTTCCTAAGTTTGGATTTAAAATTGTAAACACATTATTGATAGATGTATAAACAACAAGAGTTCCAAAGTTGTCATCGCGGATAAATGACTGTGGCCAAGCAACTCCATTTGAATCAATATAGGTAAACGCCGATGAAGTTATTTGAGGCTCATCATAAAATGGTTTACCAGCAACATAGCCCTCAGCAGTAATTCTACTTTCAACTTCTGTCGGATTGTTGTAATCTAAAACATAAGATGTGGGATAATTCAATAATGGTGAGATCCGTTTAATGATTCGAATCTCTGTGTCATTGCTTGTGATTGATGGGTCGGAGTTATCAATTGTCGCAGCGAATCTTGAATAACGGAAGTCAGCATTAAACAGTTCTAAGTTTTCGGTGCTGTAGTTAGCAATATCGCTTAGAACGATACCTTTAATTTCATCAGCGACTTTGGTTGTTCCAGTAACATTGTATTGAACTGTTGAAGTAACACCAATGTAGGTATAATCTGGGTCAGTAATAATAGCACGTGCTGGTAAAGAAATATATGGAGAGAGATAGTTTGTTATTTCAGCTTTGATATAATCAGGCGCAACTGTCGCACCTGCTGGCTTTAAACAAATAGCCACGCGACCATATTGTTTTGGATTCAATAGCTCACCACCATAAACGCTAACGTCAGAAATTTGACCGCCGAACTTACCAAGGATAAGCGAAGAATAATCGTCCGAAGAAACAGCTCTTTGTTGTGAGCCGAATGTTCTTGGTGCATTTTTACGAATAGAATCTATTGTTTCTGGAAGAGAACCACCAGCAGAATTAGCAACAGTTGTTATTGTCGATAGAGTTGCTGCACCACCATTGATAGCGCCGAGATCTTGCGTGATCAAGAAAGAGCTTACCCCTTGACCTTTATCACCCAATGTTACACGATAGTTTGCAACAACAGTTGCTAGATTGTTTGGAACACGACCGAGCAACCCGTCGCCGAATACGATTTCATATTGACCATTTTGAGCAGCCTGTAAGAAATAAACATCTGAATTAGACTGTAATCCAAATAAAGTTGATGCTTGAGTGAAATTGCTATTGACTCCGCTTTCAATTACGGTTATAATAAGACTGTCTGTGTCTATGTTAGGATTGCTGAGAATGAATCGCTGAGTTTCCTGAGTGTAGTCGACAACGAATGCGTCGGTGAAATACGATCCTTCATAGATCTGTAGATTATCGATAGTAAATACGTTGTTCGCTGAAGTGAAGTTGCGATTTAATGCTGTTACGAATTGGAATTGTCCATTCGAATTCTGACCATTGAAAGTCGTACCTTTGGGAATAGTGAGCGGAGATTTTATACCAGTTGTTGTTACAGTAAATGAAATATTCGCAGCAGGTGATTTCGCTGATTGCGGAACATAGTTTAACTCTTTGGCATGAGAAACGACAGAGTCGAGCTTCTGAGCCGAGTCAAGAAACATTTCGGACGCAACCATGTTAAGGTAAAATGCGTTCAAATATGAATTGTAAGAAAGAATGTCTAACAGAACATTGATATTCGAGCCAGTAAAGTTGTAATCTTTAAATGCTGGCTGATTCGTCAGATACTGCGTAAATTGTGTTTTTAACGTATCAAAATCTAATGAAGTTAATGCTACTGAATTATTCGCCATTATCTGACTCTTTTAAGGAAAATGTTAAGTTGAAGTGGTACCGTAGGATTATTTATAATCGAAAAAACAACATTAATACCTATAGCATTTTGTTCGGAATTATCAGTAACGCTAACAGAAAGAACAGTTACTCTATCCTCAAACTGTTTGGCTGACATATTAACGTATCTTGTAATGTCTTCAACAACGAATGGACCAAAGTTTTCAAATAATGTTTTATTAACATTCGAGCCGAAAAATGGATTAAAGAATCGCTCATTAATGTTTGTAAGAATAAGATTCTTAAAAGCTTGTTTCACACTCTCTTCATTTTGAATAACAACCAATTCGTTTGTAATAGGATGTTTGATGAAGTTGTTAGTAAAGTCCGAATAAACAACGGATTTCTTCTGAGTTTGTGTAATAGCCTGAGCGCGAGTAATTGCCATTTATTGACCTTTTTAATTCTTATTTATAGCTCAACTACCATTCCATGGAAGAGGAGGAGTAAAACCAGCTTCAATTTGTGTGCCAGTTTTAGACTTAATCGTGTTATCGTTACCTTCAATAGTGATATTGTGTTGCGATTTAATGGTAATTCCGTTCAACCCAATCACAATAGAAGATTCACCAACTTGTAATGTTATAGAAGTAGCTGAAGTAATGGTAATATCGTCACCAGAAGAATAGCTTACTTTTCCTCCTACAACGTGACCTTCGTTACCACCAACAATCATTGACAGTTCGTTTGATGGGTTAATGTGAATGCCATTACCTGTTGCTGTAATCGAAAAGTCTTGAGCAACGTTATAATGAACACCGCCTTCCTCAACAGTAAAAGCTTGGTCGCCCTGCATATGGTGGTGACCATCGCCTGTTGTATAATTTTTAGCGGATGAAGAACTTGTTTGCTGATGACTACCATCGGTAGCTTTTGTAGAGTCACCGCCTGTTTCATGATGTTCGCTATTGTTCTGATTTCTGTGACCACCTTGTGTTCTTTCGTCATGGTGACCAGTTGTATCAGCCGTTCTACCCTGTACAGCTTCGTGATGATCGCCATGCTGAATACGACTGCTATGTCCGTCATGTGAGTGTTCTTCGACAGAAAAACCTTCAGCTGCCATTTTAGCAACATAATGAACAATACCACCAGCAATATCCCAGCCTGTTACTTCATGGCTGGTTGGTGTAACTCTATTATACCGCAAAAATTGATTTGGCGGTTTTTGTTGAGTTCTTGTTCTTGAATTTGCGCTATTCGCCGCCATTATACTAACCTCGTTGTATTACCAATAACAACCTGTGTTCCTGCACTCACTACTGATTTAATAACGTTAGCAGGAGAAGATGTTATTCTATCACCAAAAGCTGTTACCATAGAAATTGGTCCACCAACAGCTGCAGCTAAATTTGATGTTGAAGTAATAGCATCAACAATATGTTCTGCTCTAGATTGACCGAATATATTTTGAGCTACGTTATGAGCTGATTTTGATAATGCCATAGCTTTTGTTGCATTTTGCATAACAGTATTCATTTTGCCAGCACTAAGAGATGATTTAGGAAATGCTGAAATTGATCCAGTAATATTGCCGCCGATTTGTGGTAGTAATTTTGTCACATTACCGAGCAACCCTGACATAGGGAATCCTAGGATCTTATTCAATCCACCATCAACAATACCCGCAATACCACCATTAACAACACCAGCTAATGAACTAGGTCCAAAGCTTGCTATATTAGAAAAAGATCCAGCTAGATTAGAAATACCAGCCGTAACATCACTGATGCTACCCAGAGCTTGACCAACGCCTGAATTTACACCAAGAACATTACTCAATGTTCCAGCGATATTACTTACAGCAGCTGTTGCAATTTCCACATGTTCTATACCCGTGAGAACAGGAATATTTTGAGTTGGGTGAGGATTCGGTGATGTTTGAATAACAGTATTGATTGTCACGCCACGAATATTGCTAGAAGTTCTAACATAACCAGATGGACCAATCAAAGCAATTTTCGAAGCTAGAGATCCAGGTTGCAATCCGAAAGCAGGTCCACCAAATTGAGCTACAGCATCTACAGCGTCAGGAGAACCAGCAACAATCGCTTGCATAGCATTAGATATATTTGTGGCATGATTTGTAGCAGCAGCAACTTCAGAAGCAGCAAGAGCACCAACGGCTACGTTGTTCATCATACCAATCATACCAGAGTGTAATGCATTGGTTGCTGAAGAATTGAGCAAACCAGAAACGGATAATGCTGGCATAACGCTATTCAGAGCGCCCATCATAGACCCAAGACCAACTTGTCCAGCCAACCCCTGTAAAGCTCCACCGAGCCCACCAGAAGCCATTGAAAGGATACCTGCAGGGCTAGTAAGCTTATCCATCATTCTTAACATTACCATTGATTGTAATGCTTTCTTTAGAAAGATAGCTGCAGTTGCGCTAGGATCAGCGGCAAGAATAGCATCATGAATTGCTTGTGATGGATCTTGAGAACCAGCTGTAGGATGTGACTGATCTAATCCTTGATCCTTCTTATTCTTTTGAGCATTGTCGACCGAGCTCGCATTAGGATTTATTTTTGAAGTAGAAGCACGACCAGTTTTAGCATTTGTACCATATTCTAATCCAAGCTTTGATAAGAAGTCGGCGCGATTAGATGGTAAGTTAGGCGCACCATCATCATTGTTAATCGCTCCACCTTTATTAACAGTCCCATCAGCTGTTGTACAAACGCCGTAATCAGATGGATCTTTGTTCGCAGGATTACCATCACCTTCAGCTTTATCCGTTGCTGAAGGAGTTGCCACCGCATTTGGAGCTCCAGGCAAACCTGAACCTGAAGGAGCATTAGGGAAAACAACTTGTCCAGAACTATTATATGTTACACCAGCCATTTAATTCCTATTTGTTATAATCAGGTAATGCTGAACGATGCAGCGAACCAAGAACAATTGGTATTTGTTTTGTATGTGGATCTAACCAAAAACCAATTACTGTACTTGCTGGGTGATAATTAACCGATTCACCAATACCATTTAATGATGGAGAATTATTCATTATACAATGTCCCCATGGCAAATCTTTATCGTCAATCGGTGTTGGTCCAACATTGTGATGACCATGAACCATTAATTTTACTTTACCAGCTCCACCATCGGGATCTTGAATATCACGAACTTCTGCAGTAAACATTTCCATATGAGAACCGAGTGAATTTTGTGTCATTATACTCCCTCCTGATATGCACCCTTTAAGCATTCTAAATTTGTTACATGGCGAGGTCTTACATCTGGGCGACGAACTTCATGGTGCGTTTTAGCAATAAGCCAACGACCACTCATCTGTGGTTCTGTATCAATTGAACCAGTCTCGCCTGTTATTTTAGGAACATTAGCAGTGATTGTTTTTCCAGGCTCCAAATTAGGATCGCCGATAACAGTCATCTGCATAAGCTGTTCTTGCATCGCTGCCATGTTCAATTGTTTATATGGAATCGATGCAGGAACAAAACTCTTACCAACATTAATAGCCTGATTGGGATTAACAACTCGATGAACTGTTCTGTTCGCATTCGGAAACAAAGATAAGAATGAAGCGAGTGTTGTAATCAAACCAGCACCAAGATTTGTTAATTCGTTCTGTTGTGGTTTAAAATCGTTACTTACGTATTTATGAGTGTGTGGGTCATATGTTGTGACACGCTGATTGATAACACCCGCATGAATACGATTCATAGCATCCATATTTTGTTTGACCTGCCAAGAAAGGATGTTATCATCAATGGTATTGTTAATCGAATGACCGATGGTATTATCCTGTTTGAATATCTTTACGTCACCCTGATTAAGCATGTATTCTAATGATTGGAAATAAAACCCTTTCCAAGTTTGCCAAAACATATAGTTTGAACCTTTGCTCTGAGCTGAGACAGCTTCATTACGTAGGTTTTCAATGGCATGAAAAGATGGCATATTAGGAACAACGAACTTACGATTACCCTTTGTAGGCTCTGTGAAGATAGGTAACTGGCTGTTATGAAAGTTTTGATGAATATCAGATACGATCTGATCGATTGTCGTATTGTAAGCTTTTTGAACCTGATTACCCTGACCTGTCAATGCCTCGCGCGAAACGCATTCGAGCTTATAGGTTTTTGATTTCATAGCACCTTCAATTCCCATATCCTGAACTTGATTCAAATGGAACTGATAGGATACTGAAGCGCCATTCGGAGTGCTATATGATAGGCTAACTGTTTCGTCACCAGCTATTTTAAGATTACCAAGATAATCCTTATCGTCTAACACTTCAATCGTTGCTAGAACTGCAGGAGCAAAAATTGATTCGAAGATATCGAGCGAAAGGAATTGTGGTGCTGCTTGCCAAGGTCCAGATCTTGGAGAGTTAATAGTTAAATCATTTACAAGGAAATCGCCTGGATTTTGTGCCATATTATTTCAACAAATTCTTTACGTTGTTAACATACTTTGGAACATATTGTGGTTGCATTACAAGGATAGTTTTATTACCTTCATTCTTTTCATTCTCAATATCATAATTATAAACAGGTGTCCAATAAACAAGCTCGTCATTTTGAAGAGTATTTGCGAGATAACTGAACGCTGTGATAGTTACATTTGATTGGCTTTGCTTACCATACAAATAGCCAGATGAGGTGTTGATAACATTTTGAGTGTGTTGAACTATAACTGTTGAAGAGTTAGATTGAACAACCTGACCCGTTCCAGTTCCGTTAATGTTAACAATCTCATTAACAATAAAATTAGAGCTACCTGTGTAATTATAAGAAACGATTTGATTGGTTGAAACTGTCCAATCCACCTGCACGCGCGAGTAGGATATAGGAACTCCAGCTAGAGAAAGATTTGGCTCCCAGTATTTTATTCTATTTGGATTTCCAGCAATTTCAGTGGCATATGCTGATGGGTTGAGAGAAGGCTGATCAACCCAGTTGTTTCTCCAAAATGCAATCGTTTGTGTCGCATTTGCCAACGAACCATACTTCAATTCTATAAAAGAATTAAATTGATCTTGTGTTAAATACCAATCATAATAGGGGTCAATGATATTGTTTGTAAGATATAAAACCCAGCTAGAATATGGATCACTGTAATTGGTATAAGCGATTTGATCGGCTCTATCGCCTTCAGTAATATCTAATGGATAATAAAGATAAGGATTAATCTGAATGTTTTGAAGAGTAACAACACGCTCTGTAATATCAACGACAGCCGTATTGCTGGTGCTATTACCATATTGAATCGTGTTAAAGTTTTTAAAGTAAGTTTGAGTTGCCATTTAATTACCTTACTAAAATATCGATTTCAATGCATTACCAATCGAAGATCCAAACGTTGAAAGATCGACTGTACGCCCATTGAGACCAAAATCGCTTGAAAGCCAGTATTCGATTTCCATAACACCTAAGCGAATTTGAACTTCGGTTGGAGCTGGCGACGCTGCTGAACCAAAGAACGATGGCTGACCTGATGGAGCAAAGTTAATATCAAAGCTTTCGATAACAGCTGGCTTAAATACGTAAGTAAAATAACCACCATTATTAACACTAACTGTAATTTGAACTATATTTGGATATGTCAAAAGTGAACCACCAAGAGCATTGTTTTTATCGGGTAACATATTTGCTCTAAACGTATTGATGATCTGATTTAGCTGTTGCGATTCTGTTTCGTTGCTTGGTGAAAGCTTCCATTCAAGCGCATGTTGTTTAAATGCAGGTTGTTTAAACATAACCGTAAGGAACGGATTCAAAGCAGCACCTTGAGATTGTAATGCAACAGAAGCCTGTTGGCTTGAAGCTAGATTTTGCGCCGCTTGCCCCGCTGCGGTGAAACCTGCTATACCCTCAGCTAACCCTGCAGCCCCGCGACCTTGTTGTAAGCTATTAACCGCAGCGCCTGTTAAAAGGCTAAGACTCTCAGCTGAGTATTGAACATGCTGGCTATCGACCATAGAGTTCGGAAGCGGAAGGCGAATAGTTCCTTGATCGGTATAATAAACATTTTGCTGTGTCAACGATGGCATGTTGTATTGATAAAACGAGAAAGACATCCAAAATGGTTGCTTTTCCAAATCGTATGGGAATCGCATTTGACCGCTGGTAAGCGTAGCTACAGTCGTACTAGTACTAGCGCCAGTTGGTAAACTAGGTGAGCTAGCAGTTTTAGTCGTTGATGTAGATGAAGCTTGACCCGCTGCTTTAGCATTCTGCGCGGCTATCATTGCATTGGTTATTCCAGGCATTAAACGTCCTTGCTAAATATCTTTTTATTATTTATAGGCTGCTATGAAAACGAATAAAGGCTATTTTAAACCACGCAATCCTGCAAAATATAGAGGCAATCCCTCGAATATTATTTATCGGTCAGGATGGGAATTGAAATTGATGTTTTGGTTAGATGGCAGATCAGATGTAATCAACTGGGGATCTGAGGAAGTTGTTATCCCTTATCGCTCGCCGATTGATGGTCGGCTGCATAGATATT